GTACAAGGCGGCTGGCGGGGGGTACCGAGATTGAAAGCACCTCAAAAATCATTGAAGGATTGGGGTGACCAAAAATGGAGAACCAAAAGTGGTAAAAAATCTTCTGAAACAGGTGAAAGATACCTTCCTTCTGCTGCAATTAAAAGTCTCAGTGCAAGTGAGTATGCTGCGACAACACGTGCGAAACGCGCTGGCAAAAAAGCCGGAAAACAATTCGTAGCGCAACCCAAAGCAATAGCAAAGAAAACGGCAGGATTTAGATGACCACTACTGGCTCAACCTTCTTTAATCTTGACTTCACGGAAATTGCCGAGGAAGCATGGGAGCGTGCGGGCCGCGAGATGCGTTCTGGCTATGACCTACGCACTGCGCGTCGTTCCATGAACTTGATGACCATTGAGTGGCAAAACCGTGGTATCAACATGTGGACGATTGAGGAAGGGACTATTCCTCTCGTACCGGGTCAAAACACATACGCCCTGCCTAATGACACCATTGACTTGTTAGAGCATGTTATTCGTACGGGTGGCAACACAGCGTCTACACAGGCCGACCTTACTATCACACGTATCAGTGTATCCACGTACGCGACTATCCCTAACAAGTTAGCGCCGGGACGTCCAATCCAGATTTGGGTTCAACGCATGAGCGGTGAGACAGCCCCTGTTGGAACAACTTTAGTTGGTACGATTACGTCCACAGCCACAACAATTACAGTGGCAGACGCGTCGAATCTAGCAGGAACTGGCTTCATCAAGCTGGACAACGAGATTATCAACTACGGATACATCACAGGGAATACCCTATACAACTGTTTCCGTGGTCAACAAAATACAACGCCAGCGGCGCACACTACGGGCGCAACTGTCTACAACCCCAACGTACCAGCCGTGACGTTATGGCTCACACCTGATAACTCGCAACAGTACACGCTCGTGTATTACCGCCTACGCCGCATTCAAGACGCGGGGGCTGGTGTAGAGACAGCCGACATGAATTTCCGCTTCCTGCCGTGTGTGGTGGCTGGCTTGGCCTATTACATTGCCATGAAGGTGCCTGAGTTAATGCAGCGCCTTCCAATGCTTAAAGAAGCGTATGACACACAGTTTGACCTTGCCGCAGGTGAAGACCGCGAGAAGGCCGCAATTCGCTTCGTACCCCGTCGTCAGTTCCTCGGGAGCGGTGTGTAATGGGAAATAGGTTTGCGTCCGGCAAGATAGCCATTGCGATATGTGATCGTTGTGGTTTTCAGTTTCGCCTGCGCAATCTAAAAGAAGAGATAATCAAGACCAAACGATTTAACATCTTGGTCTGCAATGAGTGCTGGGACCCTGATCAGCCGCAGTTACAGTTGGGTATGTACCCCGTGGATGACCCACAGGCTCTACGCAATCCGCGTAGGGATACAACGTACGTTACTGCCGGTGTGAACGCTACTGGTAATTTGACCGGTGGTTCTCGGGATATCCAGTGGGGCTGGGCTCCGGTTGGCGGGGGAAGAAATTTTGACGTCGCTTTAACACCAAATTATTTGGTGGCAACGACATTTGTTGGTACAGTAACGGTAAGTTAAGGAGATCACTATGGCATATACACGATCAGCAGACGGCGTTGCTAAAAAAGGCAAGACCGAAGGTAAAAATTTGGGCAATAGCGGCCCCGCAGTTGGCATCCAGACTGGCGGCAAAGGTCGCTCTGGTGGCGGCAAAACTAACGCAGACATGAAATCCATGGGTCGCGGTTTGGCTAAAATTGCAGCGCAAAAGCGAGGTTAATATGGCTACAGTAAACAACAAACCTGCATCGTCCTACGCCAAGCCGCACACTATGAGTGGTAAGGGCGTGACTGTTGCTGAGAATCCCGGTAGTGGCCCAAACCACAGCAAGGTTGATACTGTCAACATGAGCATTGGTAACCTCAGCAAGTCTGCTGGTGATCAGCCCACAAAGACGTCGGGCATTATGGTGCGTGGCGGTAAAGCCCAGACCAAAGGCAGAATGGCACGCGGCCCCATGGCCTAAGAGGTAGACATGAACTACACCGAGTTGAAAACCCAAATCAAAGACATCTGCGAAAACGAATTCGAAGATGTGTCTTTGGACATGTTCACGCGTCAAGCGGAACAGAAGATTTACAACACGGTGCAGTTGTCTAACCTGCGTAAGAACGTCACAGGTTCGTTGACAGTAAACAACAAGTATCTGTCCGCACCTTCTGATTTTCTTTCGCCCTATTCACTTGCAGTGATCAAAGCCAACGGCGATTACTTGTACTTGCTGAACAAGGATGTGAACTTCATGCGTGAAGCATATCCAAACCCAACGAGTACAGGATTGCCAAAACACTATGGTTTGTTTGGCCCACAGTCGACTGACGACAACGAGTTGTCAATTATTCTTGGCCCAACACCTGATGCGTCGTATGGCGTTGAGTTGCACTACTTCTACTATCCCGAGTCCATTGTGACTGCTGGTACTTCATGGCTTGGCGATAACTTTGACAGTGCACTCCTTAATGGCGCATTGATTGAAGCACTACGCTTCATGAAGGGCGAAGCGGCTGATACTGCGGTGTACGATAAGTTGTACGCACAAGCAATCGGACTGCTTAAAAACTTTGGTGATGGTAAGCAACGCATGGATGCTTATCGTGATGGCCAATACCGGATGCCTGTGACATGAGTAACATTCTTCAAACGCAGACAACAAGTTTCAAGGCTGAGTTGTATCAAGGTATCCATGACTTGCTCACGGACACGATCAAGATTGCTTTGTACTCTGCCGATGCAAATTTAAACGAAGCCACAACTGTGTATAACAGTACCAACGAGGTAAGTGGCACTGGGTACACTCCCGGCGGTGTTGTAATGACAGGCGTTACGCTTAACGCATCGGGTTACACCGCGTATGTAAATTTTAGTGATGTTGTGTTTAACGCTTCTGTAACTGCGCGATGCGCGTTGATGTACAACGTAACACAAGGTAACAAGTCAATTGCTGTATTGGATTTTGGCTCTGACAAGACATCCACCAATTTCACTATTACAATGCCTGCTAATACGGCTACGGCAGCTTTAATAAGGTCATCAATCTAATGTTCTCAGCAACATCATCAGGGGATATTGGCGACGTAATGGTTCACACTGTGAGCCATCGTGGGTTCACGCCAGAAGAACTTGCCGAGCAAGCCCTGAACAAAATCATTTATGTTGGGGATCAATCCCATCCGGCCATTCGCGATCAGGCTCAAGCCTTTCGTGAACACATCCGTGGTGTGTTGGTGTTCTACATGAACCGTGCTATTGAGTCGAACAACACGACTTTGGCTAACAAACTCCGCGATGCGGGGCATTTCGATCTTGTAACTCTCTTGGAGAAATAACATGGCAATTACTATCACCACGGCGATGCCGACTTCATTCAAGGTCGAAATCCTTAGAGCCGTCCACAACTTTACGGCAAGCACCGGCAACACATTCAAGATTGCTTTGTTTGTATCTACGGCGGCGGGCTCCGGCACGTTTGGCGCGGCTACAACAAACTACTCTAATATGGGCGCAGATCAGTTGCCCACTGCCACGGGTTATACGCAGACTGGTAATACGCTAGTGTCTATTACGCCTGTATCTGACGGCACAACTGCTATTTGTGATTTTTCAGACACCACATGGTCTTCTGCTACGTTCACAACTAGCGGCGCATTGATTTATAACTCGACAGCATCTGGCGCTGCGTGCGCAGTATTGAGTTTTGGCGGTGACCAGCAAGTAAGTTCTGGTGACTTCACAATTCAATTTCCAACAGCCGCCGCCGCAACTGCGATCATTCGTATTGCGTAAGTGAGTTGCAGTGACTTCATGGGGCGAATATCCTTGGGGCTATAACGGCTGGGGCGGCGTAGGTACGCTTGTCCCCTTAGACGGCTGGGGTAGTCAAGGCTGGGGTGTTTCTCCTTGGGGCACTGGCAGTATTTCTGTACAAGGTACAGGCGCTGTCGGGACAGTTGGAATTTCAGTATCAGTTACGTTTGTACCTACAGGCGTTTCTGCTACAGGTGCGGTTGGTACAACCTTGCCAAAAGTTAACTTCACGCTTACGGGCGTGGTGGCTAACGGGTCTATTGGTGATGTAAGGGCTACAGTTGTTTACACACCGACTGGCGTGCAGGGTGTTGGGCAGATTGGTAACTTTGACGTTAACGTAGATGACTACGTCATACCAATTGGTGTTGCCGGTATTGGCGCAATTGGTACACCGGTAATACGGGTTGGTAGAACCCTTACAGTTACTGGAGTACAGGGTAATGGTGTTGTAGGTACGGCAGTTCCGTACGTACAGTTTACGCCAGCAGGCGTATTAGGTACAGGTAATGTTGGTAGCGTTCAGGTTAGAGTGAGCGAAACCATCATTCCAACTGGCATTGAAGGCATAGGTTCTGTTGGTAGCGTAACGCTTGTTTATAACGGCGGGTCAATACCAACAGGTGTAGTGGGTACAGGTAGCGTTGGTACTGCAATTGCGAATGTTATAAAAACAATTCAAAACGGCGTATCCGCTACTGGACAAATTGGCACAGTTTCAGTTAAAGTAAGCGACAGAGTAATCCCGGTGGGAGTACAAGGTACTGGAGCAATTGGAACCGTATTGATTCGGGGTTGGACAGTGATTGACAACACACAGAACCCCGGATGGACAGATATTCCAACATAGGAGTTTTAAATGACTACGCAAGCAACGTCACTATTGGGTCTTGCCCTTCCAGTTACCGGAGAGTTGTCTGGTACTTGGGGCGATACCGTCAACACTGCAATTACGTCACTACTTGATAGCGCCGTTGCAGGTACAACAACTCTTAGCACGGATGCAGATGTTACGTTGACAACAACAACACTTGCGGCTAACCAAGCCCGTCAAGCAATCCTTTTGTGGACTGCGAGTAACGGCGCTACAACCCGCAACATTACGGCCCCAGCGCAGAGTAAAGTCTACGCTGTTATTAACGCTGGTACAGGCTCTATTGTTCTTCGCGGCGTTGGCCCTACAACCGGTATAACGATTGTTTCTGGTGAAAGATGTGTAGCAGCATGGAACAACTCTGATTTTGTCAAAGTTGCATCTAGTGTTGTTTCCGCATCAGGTTTGACTGGCACTGTTGCAATTGCCAACGGCGGTACAGGGCAGACTACAGCCACAGCCGCGTTTGACGCATTGGCCCCTACGACAACCGCAGGTGATACGATGTACTATAACGGTACAGATGTTGTGCGGTTGCCCAAGGGTACGGCTGGTCAGGCATTGGTTATGAATAGCGGCGCTACAGCACCTGAATGGGGCGCGGTACCCGTCACAACAGGCAAAGCCATTGCGATGGCAATGATCTTCGGTTAATTTTAGGAGCACTAAATGGCAAATCCAAATATTGTTAACGTCACTACCATCCTTGGTAATACATCCACTTACTTGATTTCATCCACGGCTGACCCTTTTGCTACTGCGTTGGTAAACAATCCAGCGGCATCAGGAAAAGTCTACAAGATTAACTCAATTGTTGTGGCAAACGTGGATGGAACTTCTGCGGCTGACATTACTATTAAGATTTTTTCTCAAGACGATTTAGCCGGTACAGGCACTGCAATTGCGTCTACAATTTCCGTTCCACCTGATGCGTCTTTGATTGTGACTGACAAGACAACAAGTTTTTACTTGTTGGAAGACAAATCAATTGGTGCTACTGCAAGCGTGGCGAACGATTTTGTCGTTACCTGCTCTTGGGAAGAAATTAACTAATAGGAGACTTCCATGTCTCAAAGATATACAGGCGGCACCCTTTCCGTCGGTCTTAATGGTATTAACTCACCCGTAACGTCGGTTGAATATCTTGTTGTCGCAGGTGGTGGCGGAGGCGCGTCTACGAGTGGCAATAATGAATGTCCCGGTGGTGGAGGTGGTGGCCTCTTAACAGGCGTTGGTTATCCTGTTTCTATGGGCACTAGCATTACTATTACGATTGGTGCTGGTGGCGTTGGCACAGCAAGAAACTCAGCAGGTAATGGCTCTGACTCTGTTTTCGGTAACGTCACCGCTACTGGTGGCGGCGGCCCATTTTCTGCTGGTGGTTCTGGTGGCGGTGGCACGAGCGGTAACACACCCCCGGGAGTACCCGGTCAAGGCAACAGTGGCGGTACTGGTAATGCTGGGTTTAACGGCCCCGGCGGAGGTGGCGCTGGTAGTTCTGGTTTGTCATGCACCTTTAACAACAATCAAGGTGGTAGTGGCGGCGCAGGACTAGGAAGCAACATTACAGGCACAGACATTATTTACTCTGCTGGTGGCGGAGGCGGTGGCTCTGGAGTGTATGGTGGACTTGGTGGTATAGGCGGCTCAACTAACGCTGGAAATGGCGGAAATCTTTCAACCCCTAATACTGCTCCAACAGCAGGCGCAACAAATACAGGTAGTGGCGGCGGTGGGTATTGGGGCGCTAATAATACCAGCGGTATTGGCGGTGGCGGAGGATCTGGCGTTGTTGTTTTGCGCTACCCTTCTTTCCAAGCCCCAGCAACTTCTACAACAGGTTCCCCTGAAACTTATATTGCCAACGGATACCGCGTATACAGATTCATTGCTAACGGAACAATAACATTTTGAGGTTTTATGGCAAACGGAATTTTCAATCTCAAACAAGTTAACCAAGCCATCCAACAAAGTGCATGGTCTAATCAAAAGACGCCTATCGTTAATTATTTGGTTGTTGCTGGCGGCGGTGCTGGTGGCGGCGGTTATGGTGGCGGTGGTGGCGGTGGCGGGTTTCTTACAGGTGTTACAACCGTAACGGCTGGATCGGCTATCACTGTTACTGTAGGTGCTGGTGGAACAGGCGCTAGTGGGCAAGGGCCTAATGGTTCTAGTTCCGTTTTTGGAAGTATTGTTGCTACTGGTGGTGGAGGTGGCTGTACTGGCCAATCAAGTGGTTCTGCTGGTGGCTCTGGCGGCGGTAACGGCGGCGGTAGTGCAATAAACACAATAGGCTCGGCTGTAGCAGGTCAAGGAAACGTTGGCGGTACTGGTGGTTCTGGTACTGGCCCTGCGCCCGGTGGCGGTGGTGGCGCGGGATCGCGTGGTATGGCTGGTCAAGGTGAAGGCCCCGCTGGTGGTGGTGGCCCCGGCGCATCTTCTGCTATTACAGGCAACATGACTGCTTACGCGGGTGGTGGTGGCTCTGGTGCTTATCTGCGTGGCACACCGGGTCAAAATGGTCGAGGTGGCCCCGGTGGTGGCGGCCCCGGTGGGGATAGTTCCGGTAATAGCCCCGGCACGGCAGGAACTGCTAACACAGGCGGCGGAGGCGGCGGCGCGTCTACACAAGGCCCATCAACAAACGGTGGGAATGGTGGTTCGGGTATTGTTGTGATTTCATACCCCGACACTTACGTTGCGGCGGCATCTACGACTGGCTCACCTACTATAAGTACAAGTGGTTCTGGCAGTATTTCGTTTAGCGGCTCAAACCAGTCTTTGAACTACGCCGCGCAAACTCCATTTTCTTTTGGTACTGGCGATTTCACTATTGAATTTTGGGCATACCCAACAGGCGGTCTTGCAAGCTTTCCAAGTTATATTGATTTTCGAGGTAGTAATTCGACAAACCCTGCTCCATACATATATAACGATAACGGAATTTTAGTTTATGGTGTTTCTGGTACAAACAGAATAACGTATACATACGCCACTTTAAACACATGGGTGCATGTTGCGGTATGTAGAACTGGAACGTCTACAAAAATGTATGTTAATGGAACGCAAGTAGGCTCTACATACATAGATGCCAATAGTTATTCTGTTGGAACAGGCGCGCCATATATAGGCCAAAATGGAGTGGGCGGCGGTTATTTTACTGGACACATGTCAAACATTCGTGTTGTTAAAGGTGTCTGCGTTTACACGGGTACGTTTACACCCCCTATTGCGCCATTAACAATTACACAACCCGCTGGAACAAACATTACCGCAATCACTGGAACACAAACATCTTTGTTATTGCCAGCAGTTTCCGGTGCGTTTTCGGCAGATATTTCGTCTAACAAGTACGCAGTTGCATCTTCTAGTCTTGTTCCCACATGGAACGCTCTGTCACCATTTACAGTGCTAGGTTTTAAAAACCGTGTGTATACATGGACTGGCAATGGTTCAATCACCTTCTAAGGATAAAAAATGTCGTCTTATCTAGGTGGATTTATCACAGCATCGTTTAACCCGCTTACGGGTGATAAGCCTACGTCTGTCGAATACCTTGTCGTTGCTGGTGGTGGTGGCGGGGTTTATTCAGGCGGCGGTGCTGGCGGTTTACTAACTGCAACTGGTTATACGGTGGTTACTGGCGCAACTTACACATTAACCATTGGCGGTGGTGGCGCAGGTAAATCTAGCGGCGCTGGTAATAATGGGTCAGCTTCTTCGTTGACTGGCGGTGTAAGTATTAGTTGCACAGGTGGTGGCGGCGGCGCAGGTACAGATACAGGAACAGGCCAAAACGGTGGTTCTGGTGGTGGCTCTTATGGCGGCGGCGGCCCCGGTGGTACTGGCGTTACTGGTCAAGGTTTTGCTGGGGGTGCCGGTAATGGATTCACTTCTGGTTCAGGCGGCGGCGGTGCTGGAGGCGTAGGAACTATTACTGCTGGCAGTTCCTTTGGTGGTAACGGCGGCGCAGGGTTTTGTTCGTCAATTAGCGGAACTTCTCGGTTTTATGCTGGCGGCGGCGGTGGGCAGTGCAACACTCAAGACGGCAACGGTTTTGGTTGCGCTGGTGGTGGAAATGGGTCCCGAAACGGGAATCGTGGTTTTGATGCAATCGGCAATACAGGTAGTGGCGGTGGTGGTGGTGGACCCAGCACAACTGGTAACGGTGGTAATGGCGGGTCGGGTATTGCAATTATTCGATATTCAGCCAATCAAGCGCCGTTTGCATCTACTACAGGAAATCCACAAGTTGATTTTATTGACGGGTATCAAATTTATACTTGGACGTCTAACGGCACGTTTATAGTTTGACTATGACAACAAACAACCAATTTACGCGAAGCACATTGTGGGCATTTGAAGCAGATGCCGTGCAGAACTACGCTTACATGAACACCATTTTTTCAAAAGAAGAATGTCAGCAAATTATTGAATTAGGCGAAAGTTTAAATCCGTCTATTGCAAAAGTTACTAGCGAAAACGTAGAGGATAATGATACACGCCAAAGCCATGTGTCGTGGATGTACCCAAACCAAGATACGCGTTGGATTTTTGAGCGTGTTATTGCAAACGTGCTTAGTCTAAACAGCCAATACTTTAATTTTGATTTGTATGGCTTGGCCGAAGGTTTTCAATTTACACGTTACGACGCGCCTACAGGCAAGTACGACGCTCACATTGACAAAGTTTTAAATGGCTTGCCACGCAAGTTGTCTCTCACAATTCAACTATCAGACCCAGAGGAGTATGAGGGCGGTGATTTGAATCTATACATTGGCCCCGGCATGGAGCCATCTACGCCTGAAAAACAGCAGGGTAAATTGATTGCGTTTCCAAGCTACGTGCTTCATCAAGTTATGCCTGTAACAAAAGGCACACGTTATAGTTTGGTGTGCTGGGTTACTGGCAAACCATTTAAGTAAAGGCAAGAATCATGGCGCAACTTTCAGGAATGTGGACTCTTAGCCAAGCGGCTCAAGCACTTAAAAACAACCTTTGGACAAACCCAAGACTTGAAACCGTCGAGTATTTGGTCGTTGCTGGCGGCGGCGGTGGTGGCGGTAAAGGTAACGGCGACCATAATCCCGGCGGTGGCGGAGGTGGTGGTGGTTTATTGACTGGTTTTATAGGCGTAACTATTGGCACAGCGATTACAGTAACTGTGGGCGGTGGCGGTGCTGGCGCTCCAGTAGGTGGTACGTCTGGAGTCGGTACTAACGGCTCTAACAGTGTGCTTGGCGGCATTACCACGCTAGGTGGTGGCGGTGGCGGCGGTGTAGACCGCGCAGGTCTTGCTGGAGGTTCTGGCGGCGGTGGAGGTTTTGGCTACGCCCAAGGTTATATGGGTGGCGGCGCTGTGGCTGGACAAGGAAACCTTGGTGGTGAAGGTGGCGGTGGCGGTCGTAACACTCCTGATGCTGGCGGTGGGGGCGGCGGTGCTGGTATGCAGGCTTCTAGAGCGGTTTATGGTGTTGGCGCAAGTGCAGGCGGAAACGGTTTAGCCTCTGACGTTACTGGCACTCGTACCGTTTACGCTGGGGGCGGTGGTGGCGGTTGTAATACGGGGTTCACCTTTGGCACAGGTGGTCAAGGCGGCGGCGGCGCTGGCGGTAGAACATCAAATGGTACAAATGGCACTGCTAACACAGGCGGAGGTGGTGGAGGTGCAGGAGGAAATGCGCCCACTGGCGCTCCTGCGTATAGTGGTGGCAATGGCGGTAATGGTTTGGTTTCTCTAAGATACCCATCTACATACCCAGTGGCGGCTTCCACAACAGGTTCGCCATCAACTTCAACGGCTAACGGGTACAGAATTTATACTTGGACTGGTAACGGTTCAATCACTTTTTAAGGAGTAAGAAAATGAGTCATTTTGCAAAAGTAGTTAACGGTGTCGTGACTGAAGTTCACGTTGCTGAAGCTGAAGTTTTGGCGCTTGGACATTGGGGCGACCCCTCTTTGTTTGTGCAAACTTCGTACAACACAAGTGGTGGTGTTCATCGTCTAGGCGGCACTCCCCTGCGTAAAAATTTTGCTGGTATTGGTTACATCTATGACGCTCAACGTGACGCGTTTTATGAGCCACAGCCATACCCATCGTGGACATTAAATGAAGACACTTGCCAGTGGGTAGCCCCTGTTGCTTTGCCTACTTCTGGTGGCCCATTTCAATGGAATGAAGACACTAAAGCTTGGGAAACAAGTACACCTGTTCAAACAGTATGAACCTGTACCACGAACTAGGCGCGTTCGGTAACATCTGGGTTCGCCAGCATGTTATCGGCAAGGCTGGGGATTCAAACCCCGGCCACCAACATAAATTTGACCATGTAACTATGTTGACTACAGGCAAGGTACAGGTTGAGGTGGAAGGCAATCCACCCAAAGAATTTACTGCGCCTACGTTCATTGTGATTCGCAAAGAACACAACCACAAGATTACTGCGTTGACAGATAACGTGACGTACTATTGTGTGTTTGCTCTTCGTAACATGAATGGCGAAGTCTTAGAAGACATTTACGGCGAACAGCATGATCCACTGTCCGGCCAACCTGTGCCTGATGACTATTGGGAAAAAGTCAAAAAACTGGAAGACGCCTGACATGTGGGACTGGGCTGAAGCATTTATTGCCGCAGCCTGTCTAGTGGCCTTCGTCATTTATGGCACGTACATCATTGCATGGAGTTTGGTGTGATAAATGCGTTGGCTCATTTTGTTACTGTTGCTGGGACTGGCTGGAGCCGTAGCCAAGAATGGTTGCCATGTGCGCGAGTTCTATGGGATCGGTTACACAATTCACAACCCGTCCGAGCGCCATCAACAAATGATTGCGTGGCTAAAGAACAATGCACAGTATTGCAAACCAGAAGACTACGTAGTGATTTGGAACAACCTGCCTATGTGGGCGGGTACAGCAGATTCGGCAGAGGCCAGAGCATTAGTTTTGCGTGGATATGAAGAAGCGATTAAACGTGAAAAGAAATGATTCAGCTTCGCAAATGGTATCCGTTTGTGTTCCCCACTCCATACGATGTCCGAGCAATAGCTTCGGAACGTAGGGCGGAACGGTTGGAGACTGAGTATAAACAGGCTGTAGAAGCCGAGAAGGTAAACAAAGCAGTTGATGCACTTGAGATTGAGTTGTACAACAAACGGGCAAGGCAAAACACGATTGAGTTAGAAATCTTTAACAACACAAAACATTTTGACAAATACGTATGACCAAGAAACCGCAAGAACCGATACGGGACACCAAGGAAAAGCTGACGCTGTACGTCACGCTAATGGTCAGCACCACCCTGTGCATCTCCGTATTGGCCATGGTAACCGCCTTTATGTTGGGTCTTTGGGCCAAGGAAGTGGACAATGCAGAGATTTTCAAAATGATTTCACCCGCTTTTTCTACTCTTATCGGCGGCATGATTGGGTTCCTGTCTGGTATCAAACTCATGCAAAATGAAGACAAACCAAAGGAAAAATGATGGCGCAGTTTGAACCAGCCTTTGAATTGATGATGCAAGACGAGGGCGGTTACGTCCTCCACGAAGTACCCGGCGACACAGGTGGCATGACCTACGCTGGTATTGCCCGTAACAAGAACCCACAGTGGCCCGGCTGGGCGTTGGTAGATCGCAAGGAGTTTGGTGGCTCCCTTACGCCTATGGTGCGTGAATTTTACCGTGTGGAGTTCTGGGACAAGATGCGTGGAAACGAGATTGCAAACCAAGACGTAGCCAACACCATCTTTAACTTTGGGGTAAATGCAGGCATGGGAATGGCTGTAAAGCTCGCCCAATTGGTCGTTGGAGCTACCCCTGATGGTGGTATTGGTGCCAAGACCATTGAAAAACTTAATCAGATACCCGACGGCCAGCGGTTTAAAGAGCAGTATGCCTTAGCCAAGATTGCCCGTTACGTTGAGATATGTAACAAAAACCCCGTGCAGGTCAAGTTCCTCAAGGGCTGGCTAAACCGCACATTGAAAGGTTTGAAATGAGCTTACTTGGCGTTGGATCAATTATTGAAGCGGTTGGTAAAGTTGCCGGAGACCTTGTCACTACCGACAAAGAGCGCATGGAGATGGAGGTTGAGCAACGCAAACTTGACCTCGAAGAGAAACGCATTGACCAAGCCACAGACCTTGCGCAAATTGACGTTAATAAAATTGAAGCGGCATCTTCTAGTGTGTTTGTCAGTGGCTGGCGTCCCGCCATCGGTTGGATTGGCGTAGCCGCTATGGGGTATCAGTTCTTGCTCTATCCGTTGTTCCAGTGGGCTTGGAAATACTTACAGGCTATGGGTTGGGTTCCAGTAGGTATGGAGCCTCCGCCAGTACTGGACGCAGACCAACTTTGGGTGATATTATCAGGCATCTTGGGCATTGCCGGTATGCGTTCTTTTGAGAAGACCAAAGGCGTTGCCAGCAAATAAAGGTGACTAATGGCGCTCAAAAAACTGACCCTGAAAGCTGGTGTAAATAAAGAAAACACCCGCTATACAGCCGAGAACGGTTGGTACATTGCCGACAAGGTTCGGTTCCGCCAAGGAACACCTGAAAAGATCGGTGGATGGGTGCGTATTTCAGCATCTACATTCTTGGGTGTTTGCCGCTCTTTGTGGAATTGGGTTACGCTTGAGAACTACAACCTGATTGGTGTAGGCACTAACCTAAAGTTTTACATTGAAAAGGGCGGTGCGTACAACGACATCACGCCGATTCGAGAGACTGCCAGCCTTGGCTCAAACCCATTCAATGCCAACGGCACTACAACCGTCACAGTAACTGATGCAACGCACGGGTGTGGTACGGGTGACTTTGTGACGTTCAGTGGGGCCACAGGCACATACGCGTCTATCCTCAATGCCGAGTATCAGGTTAATGTGTTAACAGGTAACACATACACAATCACAACTCCTTCGGCGTTGGCTGCGGGGTCTTACGGCGGCGCAGGAGTTTCTGCGGCATATCAGATCAGTGTCGGCCCCGCAATTGAGATTCCACTCACCGGTTGGGGCGCAGGTACATGGGGAACTGGCCCATGGAGTATTGGTGTTCCTTCAACGTCCGAAACGAGCATTCGTATTTGGAGCCAAACCAACTTTGGTGAAGACTTGATCTTTGCACCCCAAGGCGGTGAGATTTATTATTGGGATGCAACCCTCGGCGTTGATGCTCGCGGAGTTCTTGTATCCAGTAAAGCGGGCGCGTCGGATGTGCCCACAGTGCAGAAGTTTATATTTGTGTCTGATACAAGCCGATTTGTATTTGCATTTGGCTGTAACGACTATGGTTCAGCAGTGCAGAACCCGATGCTTATCCGCTGGTCTGATCAGGAATCCGTGGTTGACTGGACTGTGTCTGCTACGTCACAAGCCGGTAGTCTGCAACTCTCGCATGGTTCGGAGATTGTCACTGCGGTGCAGACTCGCCAAGAGATTGTGGTGTTCACCGATTCGACTGTGTATTCTTTGCAGTACCAAGGCCCACCAATTGTGTGGGGCAGCCAGATTCTTGGCGACAACATTTCAATCACAAGTTCGAACGCAGCAACGATTGCCTCTGGCGTTATCTATTGGATGGGCGTGGACAAGTTCTATAAATACGATGGACGTGTTCAAACGCTTCGTTGTGACTTGCGCCAACACATTTTTCAGGACATTAACTTAGGTCAAGCGGCCCAGATTTTTTGTGGCACTAACGAAGGCTTCAATGAAGTCTGGTGGTTCTATTGCTCCGCTAATAGCGATACGATTGACCGGTACGTGATCTTTGACTACTTCGAAAACAACGGCGAAGGCGTGTGGTCTTACGGCACATTGGCACGAACAGCATGGCTTGACTCTGGCCTGCGTGACTACCCGCTTGCCGCTACATACAATAACAACTTAGTGAATCACGAGCAAGGTAACGACGATAACGAGACTGGTACTGCCGTTGCAATTAACGCGATCATTGGCTCCGCTGAGTTTGACATTGACGATGGTAGCCACTTTGGTTTTGTTTACCGCATGCTCCCAGACATCACGTTCCGTGGTTCAGACACTGCGTCACCACAGGTAACCATGACACTTATTCCGATGCAGAACTCTGGCTCGGGGTACAACAACCCCATCTCCGTAGGCGGTAACTCAGATGCAACAGTGACGCGTACTTCAACCGCAGTGATTGAGCAGTTTACAGGTCAAGTGTTTGTTCGTGTTCGTGGCCGTCAAATGATCATGCAGGTTGAGTCCAATCAACTGGGCTGTGCATGGCAACTTGGTAGTCCCCGTATTGACATTAAACAAGATGGCCGCAGGGGTACTCCATGACGTTAATTGTTACGTCAGAAGACGAGATCAATCAGGTTGTTGCGCCTAACTTGCCGCTCGCACCTGAAGTCTATGCGCGTCAATACCAAGACCAACTTAACAACGTCTTACGTCTGTACTTCAATAGGGTTGACGCAATTCTTGCGCAATTTAAAACAACGACCGGCGTTCTACCTCCGTTGACCAATTACACTGTAGCCACACTGCCTAGCGCAGTTACTTCGGGTAGGGGTGCACGGGCTTTTGTAACAGACGCTTTAACTCCGACGTTTGGGGCAACCGTTGTGACTGGCGGTGCCGTAGCCGTGCCTGTATATTCAGACGGAACGAATTGGAAGGTCGGATAATGCCAAGAAATTTAGACGATGTATCACGGGTTTATGAAGATGACGTATCGCAAAGTTACGTTAACCCTGCCGTGGGCTCTAAAGAATACGATACCAACATCTACAACTATGTTGTTGCCAATCTTGGCAACCCACAGGCTATTGCGGATGCCGCAAAAGAATTTAATGTGTCTGCGGCGGACATATCACGGGCTACCGGCCAAGACCTTAGTGTTGTAAACAGTTATTTTGCTAACGCTAATATTACTCCGTACTGGGCTACGGCTGCGGCTGATAACACAGGTATTACATCATTACTACCTACGGGTACTACAGGTACAAATACGAGCGTAGTTACCACACCCTATACAGGCACTACCGAAGTCGACGACTACTACGCACAACAGCAAGCGGAAGCAGACAGAATTGCCGCCGAACAAGCACAGGCAGCGGCAGAAGCAGCAGCCGCACAAGCCGAAGCAGATAGACTTGCCGCTGAACAAGCCGAAGCAGATAGACTTGCCGCCGAACGTGCATGGTTTGAAGAGCAGGTTCGCATTGAAGAAGCCCGCATCGCAGAAGAAGCCAGACTTGCAGAGATTGCTCGTCTTGCAGAAGAAGCACGCCTTGCGGAAGAAGCACGCCGTGCGGAACAAGCACGGTTAGCGGCAGAGGAAGAAGCCAGACTAGCCGAAGAAGCCAGACTTGCCGAGGAAGAAGCTAACGCAAAGAAATACACACAGGCCGAAATTGATCAAGCTTTAATTGATTACCTAAAAGATAATCCCGGCGCTACTAAAGACGACGTAGTCAAGGCTGCGGCAAACCTCGGGGTCAATGCGGCTCAGGTTGATGCGGCTTATAACAAGTTAGACGCAACCGATTTAAAGAACGGCACGTTCTTAACCAAGACTGGTGCAATCATTGACGCCGAAGGAAACACAGTTAAGGATACTGGCTCCGCCGCAACCGCTACGCTGACTAGCCAGATTCTTGGGCAAAACTTGACGGATAAATGGCAAGGTCAAGGTTTTGGTACTGCGGAAGCAAATGCTGCTGATATGGCCGCAAGGTTGGCCTCAATCGGTATTAAAAATATTAACGAGTTTGGCAAAATTACCGTACCTGCGGATGTAGAAATTACTCCCGTATATGACTATCGTATGGAAGATCGCGGCGGCGAAGAAGGAATGGTTCGCGTCCCTTACGTTGTTGGATACACAGGGCCAGATGGCAAACCCATAGACCCAAGCCTTATAAAACCAAGCACGGATTCCGAGGGAAGTATTACTGGATATACCGCACCTGTTGGTACTCAACAAGTATTTGGTAACAAGGTAACAGGTCAAGCGCTTGATGCCCAGTACGACCGAGCCGACATATCAAAAGGAATTTTTAGCGGTACGTTTGCAGGTAAAGACTCTACGCATTACAAAGTCATGTTTAAAGATGACGGTACGCCAATTTTTTACACGCAAAAAGGTGCATCTACTAATACACTTGCGCAAATCATGGATGACCTTGGCCCTATTGGGCAGATTGGTCTTGCCGTTGCGACAGGTGGCCTGTCTATTCCACAACAGATCGCTGCTAATCTGGCGTTAAACGTTTTGAGCGGTAAAGACATCGGGGATGCAGTTAAAAGCGCGGCACTCAGTTTTGCTGGCTCACAGATTCCCGGCATGGACTTCATGAAGGATGGTGCGTCGTTTATTAAAGACCTTGGACTGTCCGACGCGGTTACAAAGACCCTGACTAACTCATTCCAAAACGCCGCAGTTTCTGCTGGCACTGCACTGCTTTCGGGTGAAAGTGTTTTTGACGCCGCTGTAAGGGGTGCCGCTGCTGGTGGTACAAACGGCCTTGTTAATTCTGTTGTGGGTAACGTTCCCGGATTTGGAGACCTAACCGCCGACCAACAGAAAATGGTTACCAACGCTGTAACAGGTGTGGTATCAGGCAAGCCACTGGATCAGATCGTTATCAATACCGCGATTGCCGCAGCCAACTCCGCCATCGCTAATACCAAGGGCGCGGATACAAAAGGTGCTGATACAGTCACGGGCGCAACAGGCGCTGATACAGTCACGGGCGCAACAGGCGCGGATACAGTCACGGGCGCAACAGGCACTGATAAAGTCACAGGCGGCACGGGTGACAACACGGGCGTTGTAGTTAACAAAGTGGCCGACGCTGGTACTAACACATCCGTCATTACTGATGCAACAAACACAGTTACAGGCGGAACAGATACCAAAACAGTTACAGGCGGTACAGATACCAAGACAGTTACAGACGGTACAGGCGCTACCAAAGTTGTCGATACCGAGTTTGGTGACTTACAGGGTGCGATTGATAAAAATACCGCAAACGACGCGACGCGAAGCGCAATTAAAAACACCACCAACTTTAACGAGGCGTTTGCACTAGCGCGTAAAGAACTTGGTGCGGGCCAAACATTTGAATGGGTCAATCCTAAAACTGGGCAGGTCGAACTCAAAAGCACTGCCACAGCCACCGAACGCCCAGACTTAAGTACTAAGTCCATTGAGGCGCTAAATGCCGCGAATCTTGCAACAACTACCAACGCATCTAATACAGTTGCCGCACAGACCGATACAGCCGCGCGTGAAGCCGCCGCTACCGACACGCTCAGGAACATTGCGAACGCTACCACAACTACCGCACCAATAACGTACAAAGGCCCCACGATCATGGGCGTACCTATTGGTACAGTGGATGATTCGATTAAGACCGTTAAGCGCATGGGTGATGTCATATTGGATACCTCACGCGGTCTTGGTCAAGGCTTTGGTAACTTTGCAACTTTCTTTGGTGACCTTGGCAATATTCTTACCACAACAAGCGACGATAAAGCCGGTACAACTTCGTCTCTTATCGCTAAAAATAACTTGTTAAGCACTGTTGGACGTGATGTATCCAACTACTACAAATCGTTGACCACTGAAGAAACTAAACAACAAACACAAAACCTTATTAGCGACGTTAAAAACGCGCCGGATTACCTAAAACCATTCGTTGCAATTACATCGGGCATTCAAAATATTGGCGGCTTGATAAACATGACTGCCGTAGAACTGGGCGAAGAAGGCCCTGCGTTTGCACTCGGGTTTGGTGCGGGTAGCGCACTGCTAAAAAGTACGGCAGGTGCTGTCAAAGGTGCTACAGCAGTGGCTAACGTGGCTGATATTGCGGAGAGTTCTACAAGTGGATTCCACAACGCCGGTAAGTTGTTGGAAGGACGTACCGATTTAAATGATGCGCAGAAGTTTAATATCCAGATGCAGAGTGCTGGAACAAATGCCGCCGCTACTGCACTGTTCTCTCCAATCGGTAACGCTGCAGTTGCTCAGTCTGTACTTAAAGGTATCATGGCGCCGTCTGTGGCAAAACAGATTGGTTCAGTAGCATCTGTAAACTACATGACCGAATACGGTGAAACATTCACCCAAGTACTTAATACAAAATACGCTGTCAACGGCACCGTAACCGCTAAAGATATTAGTGATGCACAGGCCGACTCGTCTATTTCTGCTTTGGTTGGTTTTACAAGTTCGGGCGCAATGTCCGGCGGCGCAAAAGTTATTGGCAGTGCGGATAGCGCGTTTGTAGGTGCGACAGGCACGGATGCTAATGCTAAAGGCGTGCTAATTGTGCAGGACTCTAACGGCAAGATTGGTTTAGTTCAAAATAATGGCGCGGAAGTTGGTAGCGAGATTGAAGTTAACGCTGACAATCAGATTACTGATCGTGGTCAATTAGTTGATCAGTTTGCGTTTACTGATGAGCAAGACGCCACACTTGACGCCGATACAGAAACTGACAAGGACGCCGATACAGAAACTGACAAGGACGCCGATATTACAACTGAGCCCGAGCCAGAACCTGAGCCCGAGCCAGAACCTGAGCCTGAGCCAGAACCCGAGCCTGAGCCAGAACCCGAGCCTGAGCCCGAGCCTGAGCCAGAACCCGAGCCTGAGCCAGAACCCGAGCCTGAGCCAGAACCCGAGCCAGAGCCAGAACCAGAACCTGAGC